CTAAATGTTGCAGCGGTTGTTGTTCCTGATTTTATAATTAAATTACCAGATGAATTAGTTAAACTTCCGTAAGTTGTTCCATCGTCTTTTAAAAAAACATCTGCTCCATTAGCATCTAAAACAATATCTCCATCAGTATCTAACGTTATATCACCGGAAGATGTAGCTATCGTTACAGCAGAATCACCTGTTGTAATGTTATCAGCTGCGATTCCTGATGAAACAACTTCATCTACATTTGTTCCATCTGTAAATACAAGTTTTGTTCCTTTGTCTGTTGCAGAAAAAGTAACACCTGTTCCAGATACAGTTTTAAATTGAACAGTGTGTGATCCTGATGTTGAGTTAACTAATATATAAGTTTTTTCTATTGAGTCTGGTATCGTTACAACTTGATTACCTGTAATTGTACCAGTAAATTCTATAACAGCTTGTTGTGCAGTTTGTCCTGAAGTTGCATCTGTAATGGTTAGTGCAGTAGTTTGTGCGCCACCTGCAATTGATTGCGTTGTATAACCAGCAACAGCCTCGTTTAATATTGTAAGGTTAGTATTAGTTTTATCACCCCAAAGACCTGATGCCTCTCCTGTTGCTATGAGCTCTATTCCTAATGTTGAAAATGATGATGCCATATTTTAATCCTACGGTGTTGGAGAGTTGACTGGTATTCTGATTGTGCCATCAGTATAGTCATCTCTTCTACGTTGTCCTATTTGTTCGCCTCCAAATTTTTGTATCTCAGTTTGATATCTTCGTTCATAGTATTGTATCATATCTTGTGGTCCTTTCAAGAATCCAAATGCTTCTACTAAACATGCGTACAATAAACCATTAGGAAAGTTTAAACTAATATAACTTGTTTCATTACTGCTTGCTTCTAATTTATCTGGAATCTTTGTAAAGTGTATCTGAACCACATATGCTTGATCAGGCACAGGCACTACTCTAATTTTGCCTGAGTTTGTTGCTCCGTCGCCAGTCCCACCTTGACCCATAGCATAGTATTTAGGTTGGCCTGTTGATGTATTTGCTGCAATGTACTCTTCTAAAAAGGTAACATCTTTTTTAATTAAATATTTATTAGCACCTGTTGATCCAGAAGTTGCATCAAATACTTGCACTGCTCTAACAACGTGTGCACCAGCAGGTGAATTTACAAAGTCTTGATCAGTTGTAAAGTTTGTAACTTGTATATCTCTGTAAGCATCGATTGGAACATCTCTATATATTCTATACTCAGCATCTAGCACGATACCTTCAATAATAGTGTCAGATAAAACATTGCTACTAACTTCTGTGTAGTTTCTAATTTTTGTTCTTAAATCTGTATAACTTATTCCTGACATATTAACTCTCTAATGTAGCTGGTCCAGAGGTACAAAATTCTCCTCCGCCAGATATTCCTCCTGTTGTAGCTGTATTAGTATCAACAGTAAAGCTATAAAAGTCATCTGTTGTACCACTAATCACACTACCGCTTGAATCTTTTCTACCAACTGTAATAGAATAACCCGCTGCCTTTGCAATGTTTGATCCACTAATACCATCAAAACTTTTAGGATTTTCAAAACCATCTGGATCTGATGTTGTAGATACAGGTCCTCTAAATCTAACTGTATCTCCAGTTGATCGACCATGACCTTTTTCAGATAC